GATGAAATCTGTTTTGCTGTCGGAAATGATGTAACTCCTCAAGATTTAGCTAAATATGCTAAGTTTACACTTGCAGTTAAGAAGCAAGTGAAAGAGGAATACGAACATCGTGGCTTGTCCGCTGACACACAACGACACGGACTAGCAAACGGTGTACTTAATATTATCCATCAACTACGCACACGGAGGGAACTCGATGATCACAAGAAAAATGAATCACAGAGTAACATTCTTCCGTGAGATTGGAGGTCAAAACAAAGATGGTGAGGTTGTCTCTCCATCTCGCAAAAACCTCTACACTTGCTGGGCAGAGGTTGCTAAAACTTCCTTGAAAGACTTCCAAGAGGGAGCGAACCAGACGGCCAACAAGAAAGCTAAAGGAATTGTTTCTTCGAGCGAATTAAAAACCTTGTACATTCGTCATAATCCACAACGACCATTTGATAGCTCAGATCATGTTGAATTTAACGGGTTTGAGTATGATATCGTATCGGTCGACGTGGATGAATCGTCATTTGATATGGACAAGATCAGTATTAAGAGGCGCACATGACAAAGGGTCTGGATCAGATTTTGTCACGACTGAATGAATTGCAAGTTAAAGCTCCGAAAGCTGCAAGAGCAGCAGTAGGAGAAGGAGCGGATGAAGTCGAGAAGATTTTGAAAGTAAATACACCAGTTTACTTCGTACTTGATGGTGTCCATGCCAAAGATGATACGAAAGTCACAGGTTTTAAAGGTGGTGACCACGGTTTAATATCAAAAGATATAGGCTTTGGTCGTGCTACAGGCTGGCGGATACACTTTCCAGACGATGGTACGAAATACCAAAAAGCACAAGGTTTTGAAGAAAAGACAATTAACGAAGCAACACCAATTGTTAAGGAAATATACGCTACGAAAGTGAAGGAGGAATTGGGATTGTGACAGTAGAAACAATGGCTTATAAGTTATTAAGTAACAATGAAGAACTGAATAACTTACTCGATAAGCTACGAGGGAAGAAATTCGGTCTCGGCTTTAAACAAGGTATCTTTACTTACGATATCCCAGAGCGCCCTACGAACGCTTTGAGCAAGGAACTCGCTCCCTTTATGCGTATTTATCCGACCTATGAAAATGATGTTGAGTTTGCAGATGATAAGGCCATCTCGACTGAACACAGGATCACAATCAACTTTTGGTGTTTAAATGCCAAGCAGTCTGAACAGATTGCTGAATTGATGGATAAGATTTTAGAAAGTAACGGTTTTGAGCGTTACACGACAAATGAACTGCCAAGATATAGAGATAACGATATTGACTTACTAGTGAATGTAAGAAAGTATCGTTTTTTTGATTGGCAACTGGAAAAATTAAGAAACGAGGATTAATGAATGTCTAAAGTTAAATTTGGATTGCGTGGATTTGAATTTGGTGAAGTTACATCAGAGAACAAAGTCCCAACAACTATGAAATTGACTGGTATGAAATCTGCTAAGATTGATATCACAAACGAACTTGTAACGATTGCTGCCGATGATGGACCATACGTAGTATTGTCATCTGGTATCACTGGTACACAATTGGAAATCTCAGTACTTGACTTGCCAACAGAAGCACGTAAGGTATTGTACGGAATCGAAGTTAAAGACGGTATGGAAGTGTACAACAAGAACCTCACTCCTAAAGATGTGGCTTGCATCTTCCGTACATCTACAGAAGATGGTAAAGCTATCTGGATCGGTCTCCTTAAAGGTAAATTCTCATTGCCTGGCATGGAAACTGAAACCAAAGACGGCTCGCCAGCGCCTAAAGAAGACAGCGTAACAGGTAACTTTGTAGCGCGTGGAGATGACGAAAACGGTGATGTAATGATCATTGCTCGTGAAGATAACCCAGCGTTTAACTTACAAAAATTCCGTGACGCAGTCTTCCCAAAGTCGTAAGCGCCGCACCAGCATCGCCTGTAGGCGCAGGATAACAACTTTCTAAGCATGGATGTATTTCCATGCTTTTTATTTTTATTTAAGGAGTAGGAAATGTATACAATCAAGCTAAAAATCGGTGGAATTGATAAAGAATTTACCAAAGAATATATCAATGTAGAAGACAATCTTCTCGCAACTGAACAAAACGTGCGACAATCAGCACTTATCCATGACCCTAAGAAAGCGAATGATCCAAAGGAAAATCGCAAATTAAATGAAGCGTATCTCAAAATGTTTGTGGATATGTTTGGCGGTCAATTTAAAGTCGAAGATTTGAAGCAAGCAGATATCACGATTTTAAAAACACTCGAAAAAATCTATCTCGCAGCGCTTGGAATTAAAGAAGAAGTGATCGAAGACCTTGAGGGTGACGAAGAAAAAAAGGGATAAGCCCAGAAGAAGCGCGTGACAATCTCTTAATCTGGTTTCAAGAATTGATGCAACAGGGATACACGGTCCTTGAAATTAAACAGATGCGACTTTCTGACTTTGATTTAATGGTCAAGGCCTTTGAGACGAAGAAAGAAGAATCAGAGAAAGAGACCACGCTTGATAAAGCATTTCCGCTTTTATTCGGTTAAGAAAGGAGGATAAATGTCTAATAATTTAGGTGAATTAGTAGCGACAGCATCGCTGGATATCCAACCATTTATTGGAAATACCAAGCAATTAAGCTCTTATATGCGTGGTCTGGATCGTTCCTTGTCTGCGATGGAGAAATCCTTTAAGAATGTTGGCAAAGGCGGTAAGAACCTAACGGGAATGAAAACCGTGTTAGGCGAGACTGCGAACAGCATTAAAGCCTATGAGGGAATTTTAAAGCAACAGACAGATCACTACAACAATCTAAAATCTGAAATCGGCGATTTGAGTAAAGCAAGCGCAAAGAATAAGGAAGATTTACTTGGCGCACGTAATGCAATGTTGCAGACGGCTACGACTTTATCAGATTTGAGGGGGCGGTATGCTGACCTTACGAGAGAAATTAATATCCAGTCTAGCAAGTGGACCCAAGTTGGTGATAGCTTGCATTCGTTCGGTTCGAAGATGCAGGGTATTGGCACTAAGATGCAAAGTGTTGGATCGACACTCACGAAAGGTCTTACTGTACCGCTACTTGCTGGGGCTGGGGTGGCAGTTAAGGCTGCGATTGATTATGAAACTGCGTTCGCTGGGGTAAAAAAAACAGTGGACGGAACTCCACAACAATTCGCACGGTTATCTAATAGTATTCGCGAAATGGCGAGAGAAATGCCTTCTAGCGCGGTTGAGATCGCAAATGTAGCAGAAGCTGCAGGACAATTAGGTGTACCTATTGGCGCGATCAAAGACTTTTCGAAAACCATGATCAATTTGGGAGTGTCTACTAACTTAAGCTCTGAAGAGGCTGCATCATCAATCGCTAAAATTGGTAACATCATGCAAGTGTCTGGAAAGGACCTTGGTACATGGTCTGGGCATTTTGGATCTGCCGTGGTGGATTTGGGTAACCATTTTGCCACAACTGAACGTGATATTGTCGAAATGACCAATCGTCTTGCAGCAGGCGGTAAACTTGCTGGCTTGACCACCCCAGAAATTCTCGGTCTTGCGACTGCGATGAGTAGCGTAGGTATTGAAGCAGAGGCAGGGGGAACTGCGATGAACCAGACCCTTACTGGTATCGGTAAGGCAGTGGCTGGTGTAGGTAAGGGCGCAAGCTCTAAATTAAAACTTATCGCACAGACTGCAGGTATGACTGCAGAAGAATTCTCTCAGGCATGGAAACAGAAACCAGCGGAAGCCTTACAAGCCTTTATCAAAGGGCTACAACGTGCGCACGATGAGGGTAAGAACATGGACGGTATCCTTGCCGATTTAGGTATGAAGGGTATCCGTCAAGGTAATATGCTGAAATCTCTCGCGTCTGCATCGGATAAGATGAGCGACGCAGTGAATCGCTCAAACTTGGCATGGAAAGAAAATAATGCACTTACTAACGAAGCTAACAAACGCTACGAGACAACGGAATCACAACTTAAGATCTTTAAAAACAAATTAACAGATATTGCTATTGAATTCGGTGGGCCACTCTTGAAAGCATTAAATAGTGGTTTGGATGCTGCTAAACCATGGTTACAAACATTGTCTGACATGGCTAAGAAATTTAGTGAGATGTCCACGGAACAGCAACAAAGCATCATCAAATGGGGTGCTATGGCTGCTGCAATCGGGCCAGCTTTGAAATTCTTTGGTAAAGGCGCAAGTATTATCGGTGGATTTGCTAAAGGCCTTGGAACGATTGCTAAAGGTATCGGTAAATTTAGTGGAACGCTTAAAACTATTTCAAGTGGCGGTGGATTTATCAACGGTCTAAAACAAATGGCTACTGGTATGACTGCTACTGGAACTGCTGCAGAAGGTGCGGCTGCAAGTACAGGATTATGGAGTACAGCAGTTGGGTTGTTAGGTAGTCCAGTGACTTGGGGCGTGCTTTTAGGTGGGGCCGCATTGGTAGGTATCGGCATCATTGCTCATAATATTGCAGAAGCAAACGAACGTACCCAAACGTGGGGTACAAGCGTAAGCAAGCTACAGGATCAAGAACTAACGCAATTGAAATCTAAAGTCGATGAAGTACATCAAGCCACTATCAGTTTTGGTAAAGGTGGCGCAGAAGCCGTTGAGAATGTACGTGTAAGCGTGCAAGGATTGGCTGATGATATCCAAAAAGCGATCGACAAAGACCTTGAGAAAACATTGAAAGGTCTTGAGAAAATTGGCGCTGATGAATCTATCCAGAAACGCGCTGTAGCGCAAGCAGAACAGCAAAAAAAGAATGTGCAATCCATGACAGATGAGATTGTGCAGATTTATCAAAACGCATCCGATCAACACAGAAAGATCACTCGCGAAGAACAAGCAATTATCTACGACTACGAAAATCAATTTATTGATAAACAATTGTCGTTGCAGAAATATTCTGCCGATGAACGCACTGCCATCATGAAAGCCATGAATGGCCAGATTAGTGATCTAAATGAAACTCAACTACGCAAAGGTACAGGGGTTGTAGCTAAATGGCTCAAAGAGGAACAGAAGCTCTATGATGAGCAAGTGACTGCATTGAAAGATGCTCACGAAAAGGGGATTTATAGCCAGTCCGAATACAACAAGGAAATGGAAAAACTAAATGCCCAACACAAGTCCAAGATGGAAGCATTTGGCCGTGAGTATGCTGCTCTTCAAAAGGAGTGGAGTAAGAAAGTGCCTCTTAATTTCGGTAACGACGAACAACGTAAGATGTATTTTGATCAGATGCGCAAGGATTGGGCAGAACTTGGACTTGACTACGATAAGATGATGGCCAAGGCAGACCAATTCGCTGACATCGTGGGTCGTTCGTCTGGTATGGTCGCTAAGAGCGTGCAGAATATGTCACAGGAAACCAAAGATGCCAACAACATCTGGAATGGATTAGTATTTGATCCTAAGACTGGACAAGTCAAGACCAATGCACAAGAGGAAGTAACTAAAGCGCTCCAAGCTGAAAATGGCTGGGAGAATATGCAATTCATCCTCAAGCACGCAAACCTTGAAACAAATGCTAAGATGACAATCGGACAAGCATTGGTTGAGGTTGGCAAGTGGGATAGCTTAACCCCACAAGAGAAAGAGCTGGTCGTAGGCAACAATCAAGGTATGAAAGCAGTCCTTGATAGTAAGACATTGCTTGAACAGTACAATGCAATGCCAGCAGAAGTCAAGGAACTCTTGATGAAGAACACTGACTTTCTTTCATCTGGTGAACGTGCGACTGCGATTATTGAACGCTGGAACACGCTGACACCAGAGCAGAAAGAATTGATCTTAAAAGATGCTGCGAGTGATAAAGCTGAACGTGTACGACTAGCAGTCGATTCTCTCACTGGTATGGCTCACGTAGTTAATTTGGATGCAGAAGATAAGACGAAGAGCGCTATCGCTAGTGCAATGTCTAGCATCTTAACACTACCAACTGACCATAAGACGGACTTGATCGCAACCCCAGACGGGGTAACGCTTGGGACTAACCAAGCGATGGGGGCTTTGGGATTGTATAACGGATTTGCAGTACCAACCAAACCATTAACAGTCGATCCTAGCAATGCGACAAATGGCGCGCAACAGGCTATCAATAAACAGCAAGAATGGAATAATACACCAAGCCCTGTTAAACCACAACTTGGCGATCCAACTGGTGCGATCACTGCCGCTCGACAAGCAATAAGCACTCAAAATGCTTGGAACGCGACACCGTCACCTACAAAAATAATCACCGCGGATGCTTCAGGAGCACAGATCGGAGCCATAGTTGCTAAAGGCGCGATCATGTCCATTCCAACATCATGGACAACCGTCATTACGACGATCCACAGAGATGTCAAAGGGCACGCTAAAGGTACGAATTTCCACGAAGGTGGACTTGCTATGGTCAACGACCAACGTGGTACGCTTTACAAGGAAATGGTCACCTTGCCAACTGGTGAATCATTTATCCCAGAGGGTCGAAATGTGATCCTTGATCTTCCGAGAGGATCAAAGGTCATGCGCGCTGGTTTGACTAAAAACTTTATGCGGGAATTAGGTATACCGAACTTTGCGGACGGTGTAGGCTGGAAACATTCGGAAGTTGCGAACATTACGCAACGAATCAAGAATGTAAATGAATGGAAGCGAGAAAATGAACAGCGTGATCTTGTACCATTTATCCAAGAATTGATCGATCAAGTGAAACGTGGTAACAATCGTGATG